GTACACGGTCGTCGTTATTAGCTGCCCACTGATTGTAGTCAGCAGCAGTCGGAACATCACCATAGTTCCAGTAGGTCGTACCGTCATGGATTGCCCCAAACGCTTCGATATCATCGTCACGAATTTTCTCCATCGACCAATCCATCAGGCTTTCACGCGCTGCCCGCATAAGGTCAATGTTGGGTTTTTCCATCTCTTCACGATCAAACTCTACCGCATTACGATGATAAGTAGGGGTTAACGTATACCCGTAGTTGGGAAGGGCCTCACCATTACCGCGAAGGGTGGAAGACCCGGATACGCCAGTACCACTCAGACGGTTAACAAGAGGAACTTCAATCTTCTTGCGACCTTCCTTAATGGTAATGACGTTGTTTTTGCCTGTACCCGTATACCGGGAGAACCTGTTGCCCCTGACGAACTCTTTAAAATAGCTCGACAGGAATTTGGTGACTTCAAGTTCTGAGGCAGTGGTTGTATTAGCCATCGCTCAAATCTCCTGATTTGACGAAGCTACCTGTTGGTATAGTTTTACCTATGTATGGCATCTACACCGATAACTTCGTCCAAAGTGGAATCGACGAAGGACGTATTGTCCGCCGCCGCTCTGGTATCGGCGAGTGAAGTAGGCAGTTCTTTCCCGAATTTCTCAGCGTACAATTTCTTGAACTTTTCCTCTGCGGCTGCTTCGGCTTTCTGCTGGATCGTCTTCTCAAACTCGGAAATATCTCCGACCTGATCTAACGTCAGTTTCTGCTTGGCAGTCTCATAGGCGAACGTTGCGGGATCTGGGGCACTATTCATCTGTTGGGCTAACAGCGGATTGCTGTCAATCATCGTGAGAAATGTATCAAGCTTCTGGTCAAAGTCTGGATAGACCTTACGCGCATAGCTCTCAGACATGGTTATCTTAACGTTTTGCAACTTAGCATCAAAACTATCGCTAAGCTCCGTTAAGCGTTTCTCAGGATCTTCAAAGATGTTCGTCGGTTCCTGTTTCGGTTCCGCCTTTGCCTTCAACTCCCGGTTAAGCTCTCTAGTCCGGGCAAGTTCTTTCATAATACCTTTTACAATGTCGTCAGACGAAGACTCTGACTGTGGCTCAGGCTGGGCCTTCACCTCTGCTACAACCTCTTCCTTTACTTCAGGAGTAGGTTCAACAGGTTTTACTTCCGTGGCCTTCTCGGCCATGACTTGATCAAGGGTTTCTTCACTCACATTACTTCTCCTACGTCCGATTCAGTGCGACGACCACTATCACGCCCGAGACCCGGCGACGGTTGCAACCTAAGCTGCGTATTTAGCGCCCTCTGTAAGTCCGGCGACGACTTGTTCTAAAGCATAGATCCGTTCGTCATAGTCCATATACCAATCAACCTTAACGAAAGGGTTTGTTTGTGTGACGATCAACTGATGTCTTCGCTCATTGTTATTAACAACGATCACATCGTTTACAGAAAGCCTCTGTCGGTACATATTGAATGCCTCATCTTTCAAAAGGTCTTCAATAGGTCGTTCAGTATCTAGTACCCGACGGGTAAAGCTTTCTGACGAAAGTAGTTCTTTCATGCTGGAGCCTCCTCTCTCGATGCTTTCTGCGCGTTAGCAAGGTTCAGTTGTGTCTTGCTGGCTATCTCACCTGTCTTAGCGCCCGCATCTGCTAGTGATTCTTTGGCGTCTGCAAGGGCCTTGCGGGTATTAGCAAGATTCAACCGTGATTTGGTTCTTGTCTCATCAATCTCAGCTTCTTCGCGTTTATTCTCAAGATCTTCTATTTGATCCTGCTTCTGCTGTTCTGCTTGAGCTGCTTCAGGATCGCCCTTCAGGAAGTCTAGAATTTCATCCTTATTCCTTAACTGAGAAGCTTTGATGATTAACTGCCATCTAGGATCACTCAGCGGGAGGTTAGCCCCTGTCTGTAGGACAGAGATAAGGTTATCAAACTGCTCAGCCTGGACTGTCGGGTAGTTCGGCGCTTCTTCGATAATAATATCCATATCAAGCTCAGCAATATCATTGTCTGTAGCTACTTGCTGTTCCATCCGTGGATCTTGCGAAATCTGCTGTAAGGCTTGCTGGAAAGCTGGATCTTGTAATCTCTCTGGTGGAAGTTGCTCCATGTCTTTTTGAAGCTGCTCAGCAACAGTGATCGGTCGATTTAACCCAACCCACTTGAGGTTAGTTTCATCGTCTGTTACACGTATCCACCTTTCTTCATCCCAGAACTGTTTAATTCGGTTCCAGCATTGTTTGTAAACTCGTTTCTTCCAATGGGTATGCCCATCAAATATCGGGCCTAACTCCATCGTGCCAGCGTCTTGACGTGCTAGTTCGGCCTTGCCTGATCTTACCCGGTCGTCACGCGTATTCGCATTTGTTGCAACGTTGTCAATCTCGGCCTTTGCCTCTTGCAAAAGAGTCATTTGCCCGGACGTAAGATCAGAGTTATCAAGAATCTCAAACTCAAACCCTGGATTGGTCTCTATAGCCCCATCGGGTTTAGCTAATTCGTTCTTGGTGCGATAAGGATCGTCAATAGCTCCCTTCGTGTAACGGAACTGCCTAACTGACAGAAGGTGTAAACTCTTTGACCGTCTTTTATTTATCTCATCCTGGATATCGATCATAGACCGAACCCAACCATAACGATTACCGTCACGGTCAACGAAGGCGGACTGCATCTCTAACCCAGATTGGGGCATACCATCTTCGTCGATGAATGGTGATTTAATCGGCCCTTTAATAAACCCACTCTTAGTAAATTGAGCCCACATCCATACGCCGTTGATCTCGTACCAGATGTTTATGATCCTGACGCGCTCTCTCTCACGGTCAAACCATTCTGTTCGCGGGGTATCTTCAAATGTATCGTTATAGGATTGATCATTAGCAACCAGTATCTGCTCAGCTTCGGCCTTAGATTTCCCTGCTTGCTTTGCTAGATCTAAAGCATCCTCCAGATCCATCCAAACCATAGAGCCTTTAAACTTTGCATCCCGGAAATCCCTACGTCTTGAATGGGGGTCCCAAAACAACCTATCCCAAGGATAGTATTTGATATCTATCTCGAACTGCTCTTTGATCCTCTTTACAAGAATCTCTACTCCACCAGTCCCTTCAATTAACTGGTCTTCAAATACCTCGCTTGAGGTATATTCAAATTCATTATTGTCTACAACAAAACGTAAAGAGTCGGTTACAGCTTCGGCTGCGTCTTCGTGTACCTGTGTACGAGGGAGCCCTTTTGGCACCTTCCTTGAAGTTCTTTCCATGCCCAGCAGGAAATCGACTTTAGGCTTAATCCGATTGACAGTAATGACAGGCTGACGCCTGTTTTCCATTTCCGCTATTTCATCTGGAGTCCATTGAAGGTTGTCGTAGTAATTCCTATCCCTCTCTGAACTATAGCGGGATTCTATGGAAGATTGGTCTGCCTCTTCAAAGTACCCGACAACCCGTTCCAGATCGGTTTTGACTTTTTTTGCCATCTTAAACGCTTACCTTCTTTGAATACCAAGACATCCCATCCAGATAGATAGATGTTGCCCCACCAGCCGGGATCTGAACCTGCCCACCTGGAAGGATGTCTATAATGTACGGAGTCCCAGCAGTGTCATGTGTCCAGATTTTGACTATTCGGACTGGTCTAAACCCTAAAGGTAAGGTGAAGAATGTCGCCCCTACTCCAGCAGCCGGGCCTGCCATTGCCCCGAACATCGTTACTATGCCGTTATCATCTTTTATAAACTGTGTTGGAAGATTGTTTGCAGCGTCAATAAGCGCCCACCCTGCCAAGGTGATCGTATAGTCTTTAAGAATCCCCATCGTTCCAACGCCATTATCAGTTATTGTGGCGTCAACATGCTGCCCGAGATTATTTAAATAAAAATTCCCTGGGCCGATTATTGTGTCATAGGCGTTTGCTGATATTGTAATATGATCTTCGCTAGCTGGCGTACAAAGCAGCCAATTATCTTGAATTATAGTCCGTGACGTATAGCCAACATAAATACATCTATCACAATTTCCAAGCGTATTAACGTTATTGTGGATGACTTTTGAATTCTCTGTCCACCACGAAGGGCCAGTCGCACCATCAATACTTATCGCTGCGCTATTGTCCCCATCAAAAACAGCATGAACAGTCTCTACATTATTGCCTTCAATCAAAACATTTCTGCAATATCTTTTTAG